GGCTTCGGCATTGCGTTGATTAAGTCGTCGTTGACGGTAAATGTTGGGATAGTTTGCTTTGTACAAGTTTGTTAGGGTGGTAAGACCGTGGTTATTTGATTCCACACCTATGAGTGCTCCGTTGTAGAAGTAGCCTAAACCGTACAGGATTTCACCAAATTTGTCTGGGTCAATATGTCCGTGCCAATGGGCAACGACTACTCCAGACTTGGCATCAATGACATGAGCGGATGAATAGTCTCCACGAGCCAAGCCTTCTGCGACGTCTGCTCCGATTGTATAAGTACAACCGTGTACTGGCAAATGCCAAATACTCAATGACCCACCAGCCTTTTCAAAGATGAAAGAATTAGTGCCTGATATTAATTGTTTTAAATAGCCCTGAGAGGGTTTTGAGGTTTCCATGTTATGAAGTCCATCAAGGTCAAATACAGGACGTCCAGAGCGAATAAAAGCCTCTTCTGGGTTAGATGGATACTCTTGATGCAACTGCCAGTCGGGGAGTTCTTTAGCCTGAGCATCGTACCAATCTTGTCCACGATCACTGTTGGCTGACCAAGGAAAGAAGATGCCAGTGAATCGGTTAGTGCCAGTCTGGCTTCCCTGCCATAGATTATAGAAAATGTTACCTTCACCCTTGGCGGTAGACAGACAGATAACACGACCACCAACGTCAGCAATAGGTTCAATGGCTGCCCACGCTTCTTCGGGGTTAGGCAAGAATGCCATCTCGTCAATGATAACCAAGAATACCGACTCACCACGAGCAGGGTCATTGGCTGATGGTAAAGACTCAATAATGGAGTCGTTGTCAAATACCATCTTGAGTACGTTGTTCTGAAGAAGTTCTGGTCCTCGTCTTTTAATAGATTCTGGTAACCATTTATATAAGTATTTAGATTTAGACAAAAGTTTAGTTGCTTCGCGTTCAGTTTTTGACAACATGACTACAAAACGGTCTGACCAAAAGAATGCTGTCCAGAAAGCAAAGGTTGCTGCAAGGGTAGAGAAACCAATCTGTCGTGACTTGAGAACAATCGTGTATCTCTTATCTATCCACGCACGAACGGCTTCTTTTTGAGCATCGCGTAGATTTAGTTTAATTTTGCCTTGGCTAGGGTGTTTAATGAATACGTAGTTATCACAGAAGAAACTGAATGCTTCAACTAGATCATCCGTAGTTGGCTTGTCGGGGCCTCTGCATTTGCGATAATTATGTTCATCAATAAGTTCTTCAAGCGTCGCCATAACTCACCCTACGTCAAGGAAGTACTCGGCTTCATCAATCTCATCCCGTACTATGGGTTGTCCAAGTATCAATGGTGGAAATGCTTCGTGCGGGTGGTTTCCATGTTCGTCGTGTGGATGGGAGAAGGCATCATCAAAGTGGGTGTGTGGTGCATCATTTTCATCGTGGGTATGCCCATCGTGATAGAGCCCATTGTCGGTTGTTTTTGCGTTGTTAATAAAACTACTGATAATCCATTTATCTCCAGTAATTGGAACACACGATTCATGCGGGTGCGTAAATACAGCAGGGAATAAACAGATTCGCCCCTGTACTGGCTTGACCTTAACTCCGTGAACAGAAAAGTTTGTTTCCCCGCCGAACTCAACGTCGTTGAGATAGATGATTGCTGCTAAAACTCGTTCGTTGGCAGTACCAGGAAAAGAATCGGTGTGCTCGCGATAATAACCTTGCGACTTATCGTATTTTTGTACTTGGAAACCGCTATCTGTAATATCTACCCAATGGTTAAGATGGGGATATGCTTGTCTGTAGATAGAGATTGCAGAAGTAAGTGCCGCAACAACCGTTGTATCTAATACGGCGTCTTCAAATGTCCAATTTATAGCGTCTGGGCTATAGTGAAGGTCGTTGGTCAACTTTGTAGCAGACTCTACGCCTCCCATTGTTTTACCAGGAAATGATTCATTCCAAAGCGAATCCATCCTTGCCAAGAGGCTTACACAAGTTTCTTTATCAAGTAATCCGTCAACGGTTTGAATTTGACCAGCATGGTCTGCTGGGTAATGCACGTTAATCATAAGTTTTCCTTCTATTGATGTTCGCCAAAGTTCTTTGCAACCTTGAATTTATCCAATAACCACTGCTTGAACTCTTCAGTCAGGTCGGGAATCGGGTCGTCTGTTCTTTGCAGTGCGTCTGTTCTGCCTTCTAAGAACCTGTTCACTTGCTCGTTCGGTACGTCAGACAGAATCCACTCTTGAATAGTAAGGGGTATATCTAGTATATCACACATTTGAGTTGCCGTAATAGCAATCTCTTCGTTGTTACCTAGATGCTCGTGAGCGTACTTCCACTCAATGAGAAAGCGGAACTGCTCTTGGAGAGTTCTTGTGAGTGCGTTACCTCTTTGACTTAAATGCTTTTCTTCGTTCTCAACGAACTCAATGTACATAATTGCCCCAGCGGGAGATGCGTCAATGACGACGAACAATGCGCTGACTTCTTCTAAGTCCCAATGATTGAGAGTTCTAGGGTATGGCTTATCTGTTAGCCCGCAATTGCAGATACCGTCTTGCCAATGATGGAATCCTGTCAACGCTAATGGTGCGTGATAATCGCATCGCAAGGTTACATACGATGGTGGCATAAAGTTTTTCGGGTCATCAAACATTCCGAACAAGAACAAACCCTTGTCGTCTGTCTCGCCGATAATTTTAAGGTAACCTTCGTGACTTCCAAATGCGTTTCCAATAGACATAATTAAATCACCTTTATAATAAAAACTAGTTCTGTAATATCCGTAGTGTGCGTGTGAGTCAATACAGGAGCGCTGATTGTGGTGGCGTTACCTGCGGTAAGGGCCAAGTTTGAGTTTGCGCCAGTTGTGCTAATGTTTGAGTTCGCACCAGTAAGGGCAATAGTTAAAGTAGTACTAGGAGCACCTTGGGCATTTACACCAATGTTTGAGTTTGCTCCAGTAAGAGCCGTGTTCAAACCCGTAGCGTTAGCATTTGCTGAGTTAAAAAGCATTGCGTGAGTGTGTGCTGAACCACTGAATCCTGTACTGCTGTTTGCACCTGAGTTTGCCTTGAAATAACTATGTTGGTGACTATCACTAGCGTTGCCAGTGTTACCAGTGACGACATGAGAGTGTGCTGCTGCGTTACCAACAGTAAGACCAATATTTGAGTTTGCCCCACTTACGGTACCACCAGAGTGAGTGTGAGTACTTACGTTGCCAGTGTTAAGACCAATATTTGAGTTCGCTCCACTTAAAGCCAAGTTTGAGTTTGCACCAGTAAGAGCACTGTTAACGGAGTGGGTATGGTCATCAACGGCTGAAGAAACAGATGTTGTGACTGTTGCTGATGTAACTGGCGGCGTTGGTACACCAACCGTTCCTCTAGGAATACGGCTAGTTAAATCTGGCAAACGGAAAGTAGCACCAACAAGCGAACCGTAACGCGTGCCGATAATGTCGTACAAAGTACTGTAAGTCGCAATATCTAAGTAAGCACCGTTACAGACAGCAAAACCAGCAGGGATATTGGTCGTTGTGCCAGACCACATCAAAACCGCACCAATCGGTGCTGCAATACTAATAGAGTCTTGGAGGTCGGTAAAAGCAGCCTTCAGGCTGTTCATGTTCTGTACATAAAGAGGGTTATTGCTGCCTTGGAAGGTTTGTACGCCACCACCAGCAAAAATGTTTCTTGACATAGGTTCCTCTACTTATTTGCTGTCTTTAATGACTTTCTCAAGTTCTGCAATCTTTTTGTCATCATCTTCTATCTGAGCAGAGTTAGCAGCGCGATGTTCTCGGTTTGCTGCTTCTACCTGGGCATACTCAGCAATAAGTGATTGCAATTCAGCATCAGTCAAAGTAGATGTCGGGGCCGTCTTGACGGTTAATGTTGATTCTTTATTCAAAGCACCCGTTGCCTGTAGATACAGTTGGGCCGATCTCGTGTCGCCACCTAATCCACGCTTATACAAAGAGTCTAAAAGTCGTTGTGTTCTTTCAGGCGATTGTGCCAATTCGGCTACGCCATCTTTGTACAACGATTCAAATTGAGGTAGTTTTTCCCAGTTACCCAGGGTGTTGACGGTAATACCAACATGTTTAGCGTAGGCAGTTTTGGTTTGTGGAAACTTTAATTCGTCTGGAAGCAGCAGCCACTGCAGGTAATCGCTTTGTTTATTATTGAGTTCTTTCAAAGGTTCGCCTCCGTAGTAAATGCATTCGTGCCTATTAATAAGGCTTTTTATTATACTTGTGTCCAAAGTCACAAGGACAGTTACTGCATTAGTCACAGGGGTGGTGTACTATTAAATGCATGGGGAACCCGACACTCCGTCTTGGTACTGCTAAACTCGCCAAGGCGGAGTTGGTTCACTCAATACAAGTTAGATACATGTAATAAAAAGGCTTATAGGTATGGCAAATTATTATAATCACAAACAATATGCTGCCCTTCGCAGAAAAGGCAAACTCAAGCCCTTTAAAGCGATGACCGACGCCGAACTACAACGATCAGCGCAAGCAATGCTAGATCGCGAAAAGAATGGTAGTCCTCGGCTTCAACCTAAGAAAGATAACTCCGTACACAGTGGCCAGAGATGGTCGTTGATTGACGGTAAAAAAATCTATCACGACTGATTGGCACAAGTCGCCAAAGAGTGTGATACACTGTAATACATACGTGAATGACGGTCTGGTCAAACGGTGATTCCTTCGGGAACGGACGAGCCAGAGCGATAGCCCGTTAGATGGGCATTTAGCGGCATGCCTCAAAACATGTCGCTATACAAAAGATTTGTCATTCAACGAAATGACGATACAGGTTAAAGGTCCGTAGATCAGCAATGGTCACACACAGTTTTCCTAGCATTTGAAATAATGCTGAAAAGCGGGGGGAATTACCACTCTGCTTGTAACCTACTTCTTTCTTTTTTTTTCTTTCTAAACGAATGTGTCAACTAAACTAATAATATAAATATTAGAAATACATCGTGCTGTTGGACTGAGGAGTGCCCTTCTCCGAAGGAAACAGTACAT